GACAAGCAGTAGAAGGTTCAGGATTTGCTGTTGCTTTAAGAGTTACGGATGGCACAGGAAGTGCTCCATATTCACTTAAAGGTTTTCAATTAGAGTATCAACTAGGAGCTAGACGTTAATGGGAGCTACATACACAAGACAGTCCTCGTATGCAGATGGAGACGTAATAACTGCTGCTCATACCAATGATGAGTTTAATCAGATATTAGCCGCCTTTGCTGCAGGAACAGGACACACACATGATGGCACAGCAGGTGAAGGTGGTCCTATTACTGGATTATTAAGTAATACACTTAGCTTTGGTGATGGTTCAACAGATGCAGACATAGTTATTACCTTTAATGCAAATGGTAATGATGGTGAACTAAAATGGATGGAAGACGAGGACTATTTTGAATTTAGTGATGACATACTTATTGCTTCTACAGAGAAGTTACAATTCAGAGACACAGCTATATACATCAATTCCTCTACGGATGGACAACTTGACATTGTTGCAGACACAGAAGTACAAATAGCCGCTACAACCATTGACATGAATGGTAATGCTGACGTATCAGGAACACTTACATATGGTAGCTTATCTGATGGTACAATAACGGTTACAGCTTTTGCTGATGAAGATGACATGTCTTCTAATAGTAATACCCTAGTGCCTACACAGCAGTCTGTAAAGGCATATGTAGATGCTACAGTAACTGCCCAAGACTTAGACTTCCAAGCAGACAGTGGTGGTGCATTAAATATTGACTTAGATAGTGAGACACTTACACTCACAGGTGGTACAGGAATTGACACAAGTGGTAGTGGTAATGCTGTTACCTTTGCAATAGATTCTACTGTAGCTACACTTGCAGGTTCTCAATCACTTACCAACAAAACAATAGATGTAGATAACAACACTGTATCTAACATTGAAGTTGACAATCTTAAATCAGGTGTATTAGATACAGATTTATCTTCTGTATCAAGCAGTGATGATACATTAGCTTCTGCAAAATCTATTAAAACATATGTAGATGCTCAAGTTACTGCACAAGATTTAGACTTTCAGGGTGACTCAGGTGGAGCATTAAGCATTGACCTAGACAGTGAAACCTTAGACATTGCAGGTGGCACAGGTATTGACACAACAGGTTCAAGCAATACACTTACTGTAGCCATTGACAGTACTGTTGCTACACTAACAGGTTCACAGTCGCTTACAAACAAAACTGTTGATGCCGACAATAATACAATATCTAACATTGAGGTAGATAACTTAAAAGCATCTGCTGTTGTACTTGAATCAGAAGGTATTGGCTCTAATGATAATGATACAACTATACCTACTTCAGCGGCTGTTAAAGATTATGTAGATACACAGATTACTGCTGAAGATTTAGATATAACAACAGACAGTGGCACAATAGCTATTGACTTAGATGGTGAGACTTTAACTGTCTCAGGTGGAGAAGGTATAGATACTTCTGCTACAGGCAATGCTATTACTATAGCAGGTGAAGATGCTTCTACTTCTAACAAAGGTGTTGCTTCTTTTAGCTCTGATAATTTTGCTGTATCAAGTGGTGCAGTAACAATTAAAGATGGTGGTGTTGTAACTGCTGAATTAGCCGCTGATGCTGTAACAGGTGCAAAGATAGCAGACAATGCTATAGATTCTGAACATTATACAGATGGTTCTGTTGACAATGAGCATTTAGCAGGTTCTATTGCAGACAGTAAACTTAGTACAATCTCAACAGCTAACAAAATATCACTGACTGCATTAGATATAGATGGTGGTACAGATATAGGTGAAGCAGTTGCCGATGCAGACTTGTTTATTGTTGACAATGGTGCAGGTGGTACAAATAGAAAAGTAACAGCTTCTGCACTTAAAACGTATGCAGGAGGAGCTTCAGCAAGTAAAGGCTTTGCTACAGCTATGGCAATAGCATTATAATTAGATTTTACTTGACAAATAAAGCAAAACCGAGTATAATTATATAACATAAGGAAAAAGAAATGGCACAAGATTTTGAAAGAACCATCACTAAGGACATAGATACATCTCTTGCAGATATAAGAGCTACATCAAACAGTGATGATGCAATAGTTGGTATAAGAATGGCTAACACACACACCTCACAGATAACTGTAGACGTAGCTATTACTGACAATAGTGATAGCGTAACAGCTTATCTCATTAAATCTGCACCTATACCTGTTGGTGGTGCATTAGAGTTAATAGATGGTGGTTCAAAAATAATATTACAAACAGGTGATAAATTAAGAGCAAAGTCAAGTGTAACAAATTCACTTGATGTTGTTGTCTCAGCAGTTGATACTATTAGTGAATAGGAGATAAGAGAATGGCATACTTAGGAAATGTAGTACCTGCTAACTTTCAATCTCTACCATCTGTTGTAAGATTCAATGGTACAGGTTCAGCGAACACATTTGCTTTAGGAAGAACAATAGCAAATGTACAATCTATAATTGTATCAGTAGATGGTGTTGTGCAGGACAGTTCTTCTTACACTGTACCTGATGGCACAACTCTTACTTTTGGTTCAGGTGATGAACCTTCAAGTGGAACAGGTAATGTCTTTGTATACTTTCTTGGATTAGCGGCAGGAAATGTAACACCTGCACCTGAGAACAAAGGTAACTTTAAGAATGGTGGTATGTTCAGAACTAACGCACAAGCCTTAGATACAAACATCACAATACTTGCTACAGAAAATGCACAGGTAACAGGAACACTTACTGTAAACAGTGGAATTACATTGACTGTTAATAGTGGTGGAAGGTTGGTGATATCGTGAGTACAATTAAAGTAGATACAATAACTGATAGAAGTGGTACTGGTGCTCCTTATATTAAAGGTGCTGTGTTGCAAGTTAAGCAAGGTATATTAACAACTGCATTTTCTACAGATACTAATGGTTTTGTGGATATTACTGGTCTTACTGTTGATATTACACCTAAATCAGCAAGCAGTAAAATAATGGTTGAGGTACATATAGGCAGTCACGATAGTGATGCTGCTTCTGCAATTCTTTATAAACTAAGAAGAAATAGTACTGATATAGGAATTAGTACTGAATCAACAACGGCATCAGGTGAGAATGCTGGTACATTTGGAGGAACAGTAAATGCAGATAGAGGAGAGGCTGTATCTATGAAATTTCTTGATGACCCACAAACTACATCAAGTATAACTTATGGTGTTCAAGTAAAAGGTTTTGGGAATAATGTAGACATAAATAAAAGGTCAACTCTCTATAGTACCATTAGTACAATTACTGTAATGGAAATAGGAGGATAGCATGAGTACATTATCAGTAGATACAATCACAGGCAAGTCTACCTCAACAAACTTAACCATTGGCTCAACACCTGTAGTTAGTGCAAGTGCAAACTCTATGACTATTAGAGGTGAGGGTAGCAATCAGACAAGTATTCAGCAAGGGTTAAATAAGGCTTGGTGTACAGCAGATGAAAATTCATCTAGCGTAATTAGAGATTCATTTAATGTTGGCACATTAACAGATAATTCAGCAGGAGAAACAAGTTTTAATATTTCTTCGGCAATGGCAGATACAAATTTTTCAGGTGTTGGTATGTCTTCGGTAGAAGGAAGTACAGGTTCTTATGATGTTATATCTGAAATTAGTGACCAAAGAACTACTAGTTTAATTAGACTCATTTCTGTAAATTATAACAATGGTGGTAATAATGAGTCTGAATACAAGATGATGCAAATTTGTGGAGATTTAGCATAATGGCAAACGGAACAATAGCATTTGATACATTATCAACAAGTGGACAGATAACAGGAACAGCTAAGTCTGTAGATACAGATTATGTTGTGAATGGTAGTGTAAAGGCTTGGCTTCACTATGACCACGCTTCAGGCGTTGATAGAAATAGTTTTAACATAACTAGTGTGCTTGATGATGAAACTGGTAATTACAAACCTACTTTTACTAATAATATGGATAGTATTTATTATAGTTTAGTAGCTTGTATGAGTAAAGCTTATGGAGTAGGAGTTCCTTATGGAGCTTCAGTGTTTTCAGATAGTGGTTCAGAATCTGCACCTACTACATCAAGCTATTTTGTTCGTTCAGTTCACTCTGGTGCAGGAACATATGATGCTAAATATAATTTAAATCAAGTTTGTGGAGACCTCGCATGACAATAGAAACACCACAATTTCAAGGCACACATCTTTGGGATAGACTGTGTTGGGCAAAAGAAAAGCTAGAACCACACAGAACAGAATATTGTGTTGTATGGGAAGACCCTGAAGAGCCTGACTCACCTGCAAAGATTACACATCCTGACCCTAATTGGATGGCTTGTGCATTAAAAGGTGGCATACTTCCACCTGTAGAAGCCTATTGGGAACTTGCTAAAGATGAAGCCAAGCCTGACTTTGTAAAGCATACAAGAGGTTACTTGTTACACAACACTAAACCTATTAAAGCTATGACAGAAGAACAGGCAATAGAATACTTAATTATGAAAGACATACCGAGACATGTGTGGCAAGACTACGACAGAGCCAACAAACCTCGTATGCTCATTTGTA